CTGGAAACAGGAAGAATTAGAATCATTAAAAGCTGAGTTGCCAGTATCGAAATGGAACGCGCAGTACCAGCAGAACCCAACATCCGAAGAAGGCGCACTCATCAAACGTGAATGGTGGCAGGAATGGACGCAGTCACAACTGCCTGAGTGTGAGGCAATCATCCAGTCATGGGATACCGCCTTTTTGAAAACACAACGCGCTGACTATTCCGCATGCACAACATGGGGGATATTCAACTGGCCTGACGAGGATGGCAAAACCATTCCCAACCTTATCCTGCTGGATAGCTTCAAAGAAAAACTGGAGTTCCCAGAACTGAAACGCGCGGCCTATGATAAATACTGGGAGTGGGAACCCGACCAGATGATTATTGAAGCCAAGGCGTCAGGCTCTCCATTGATATTCGAGCTACGCGCTATGGGCATACCCGTAACAGAGTTTACACCCTCAAGGGGTCAGGACAAGATTGCACGGGTAAATGCCGTAACAGATTTGTTTGCCAGCGGTGTAGTGTGGTGTCCCCCGACAAGATGGGCAGACGAAGTAATCGAAGAGTGTGCCTCGTTTCCATCTGGCGACCATGATGACCTAGTTGACTCCACCACACAGGCGCTACTAAGATTCCGGCAAGGTGGATGGATTAGGTCAACAATGGATGACTGGGATGACGAACCAGTGTATCGTAGACCAGTAAGTTATTATTAAGGTGTAATTATGGGCAAGGGTTCAAGTAGAGGCGGCTTTAAAACCTACCACGATGCGTACTATCGCGACTCCAATCCTATGAGCTACTCAGTGCAAGAACAGCAAATGAATTTGGTGCCGAGCTATCGTAGTTCTGGAATGGCTCCCCAAATGAACGAGAGGCGTAGCTTTACGCCCCCACCACCTATGGGATTTTATGGTGGCTATGGTGGCTTTGGAGGCCCATCCCCAATGGGAGTTTATGGCGGTTTCGGAGGCCCATCGTTTTATGGTGCTTTTTCAAATCCATATTCTTACGGCAACTTGGGCCGTGGATTCATGCCTATGGTGCAACCTTTTTCCCGAAGCAATCAAGGGTATCAAAATCTTATAGGTAATCAGCCCACATCAAATTCCTATCAAACCACATCGGAACCATTACCCACCGCGCCGATAGAGTCTCCACCCGCACAAGAAATGACTTTGTTTTCCAATCCACCCGTTGCCCAGCCAAAGGGTTTTCTTTCCGGCCCGACCGTTACTGGGTTAGGCCAATCGGCATTTAATCCGGCCAGACAAACTCAAATGTCAGCTTTTGGCAGTATGCGTAATCCCTTTAATATGTTCACCAGTTTCTTTAGGTAAAACAAATGGCAATAGAAAAAAAGATGGAACCCTCTGATATAGAGGTCATGGGCGGACAGGACGTTGAAATAGAGGTTGTTAACCCAGAAGCCGTGTCCATTGAAACGGAAGACGGCGGACTACTGATAGACTTTGAGGGTGAGATTGCAAATGAGATTCTTGGCCCAAGCCATGATGCAAACCTTGCAGAGTTTATTGATGAGGCAGACTTACAGTCAATGGCCTCTGAGCTTGTTGGTGATTTTGACGGCGACCGCATGTCCAGAAAAGAATGGGCAAGAAGCTACGTCAAAGGCCTAGACCTTCTGGGAATGAAGATTGAAGAAAGAAGCCAGCCGTGGGCAGGCGCATCGGGTGTGTTTCACCCAGTGCTGACCGAAGCGGTTGTGAGGTTCCAAGCACAGGCTATGGGTGAATTGTTTCCTGCATCTGGCCCCGTCCGCACCAAAGTGGTTGGCAAGCAGACGATAGAAAGAGTTCAACAGGCCAAGCGTGTAGAAAACGAAATGAACTATCTCCTCACGGAGCAGATGACAGAGTACCGCGATGAGCTTGAGCAGATGCTATTCCGCTTGCCGCTTGCAGGCTCCGCATTTAAGAAATCATATTACGACCCAATCAGGAAGCGCCCCGCCTCCATGTTTGTTCCGGCAGAAGACTTTGTTGTTTCTTATGGCGCATCTGACTTGGCAACGTGTCCAAGATACACCCATGTAATGAAGAAAACTTCTAACGAGGTGGCAGAGCTTATCTTTAATGGCTTCTATAGAGAAACAGAACTGCCAGACCCAGAACCAGACTATTCAGATATTCAGGAAAAGTATGACGAGCTTGATGGCGAAGAAGCGGTAATAGAGGATGACGATAGGCACACCCTGTTGGAAATACACACCGACTTGCTTATGCCGCCGCCATTTGACGAACCAAGCGGGTTGGCCTGTCCTTATGTGATAACGGTAGATAAGTCGTCTAGAACGATTCTATCTATCAGAAAGAACTGGTATGAAGATGACCCTGAGAAACAAAAAAGACTGCACTTCACACACTACAGATATTTGCCCGGACTCGGCTTTTATGGCACCGGACTCATACATCTCATCGGTGGCCTCGCAAAAAGCGCCACTTCTATACTCCGCCAACTCATTGACGCAGGAACGCTCTCGAATCTTCCGGCTGGCCTCAAGGCTCGCGGACTTCGCATCAAGGGTGATGACTCGCCGCTAATGCCCGGAGAATTTCGTGACGTTGATGTTCCGGGCGGAGCTATCAAGGACGCAATTACATTTATTCCATACAAGGAACCCTCAAGTGTTTTGTATCAACTTCTAGGAAACATCGTAGAAGAGGGTCGGCGCATCGGCTCCGTTGCCGATGTTCAGATAGGCGACCTAAACAATCAGGCTCCCGTTGGGACAACCTTGGCGCTGATGGAACGCTCAATGAAGGTGATGTCGGGCGTGCAGGCCAGACTACACGCATCGCTGAAGGCAGAGCTACGGCTTATCGCAAAAATTGTTTTTGATTTCATGGGGCCAGACTACGCCTATGAAACAGAAGAAAAGTCGAATCGCAAAGAAGATTTTGATGGCAGAGTTGATGTTATTCCCGTTTCAGACCCAAATGCATCCACGATGTCTCAAAGGGTGATGCAGTATCAGGCGGCACTGCAACTCGCACAGCAGTCTCCCCAGTTGTACGACATGGGGAAACTGCACAGGCAGATGTTAGAGGTTCTTGGCATTTCTGATGCTAAGGAAATCGTCAAGCTACCTGATGAGGTATCACCCGCTGACCCCGTAACTGAAAACATGCGTATCCTCAAACAAGAGCCAGTCAAGGTTTTCAAATACCAAGACCACGAAGCGCACATTCAGGTACACATGGCTTTCATGCAAGACCCAAAAATACTACAGCTTGTAGGCCAGTCTCCATTTGCACAAGCCATACAAAATCAAATGGTGGCTCACATCACCGAGCATGTGGCTATGTTATATCGTAACAAAATTGAAAAAGAACTTGGCGTGGCCATGCCGGATGAAGACGCTCCACTGCCAGAGGACATTGAGTTGGAGCTTTCTCGCGTAACGAGAGAGGCCGCGCAAACATTGCTTGGCAAGAGTCAGGCAGAAATGCAGGCTCAAGAAGCGGCCAAACAACAGGCTGACCCGCTGACACAAATCCAGCAGGCAGAGTTACGGATGAAACAGGACGAGCTTCAGCATAAAATTAACATGGATGTTCAGAAGCTGGAGCTAGACAAGCTTTCCAAGGCCGCAAATATTCAGGTTCAGAAGGAAAGAATTGAAAGCGAAGAAGAGCGAGAGGTTGCAAGAATTAGGGTGAGGGGCGCAGAGATAGGCGCAAAGCTAACGACAGAAGAAGAAAAAAACCAAACCGCAACTAAAAAAATACGGGCAGACCTTTTAAAAGAAGGCTTGGCTACAGGAAAGAGTTTAGCAGATGACCAAACCAACGGTGGCTAACTTGGACAAGCGCCTTACAGTTCTAGAAGAAGTGTATGAGGAGCGTTGGCTAGAAACCATTAATCGCATTAAAAGACTTGAGGCGGTTCTGGTGGCTTCGGCAGGTGCAATCATAACTTTACTATTGGTGCAGATAACAAATGTCTAGACCCGACCCATACCTAGAATTAATCAGAACCAAAGTGCGTGAATATATGAATGAGTGCGCCGACCATCTTGCTGGCGGTGGCGCACAGGACTTTGAAGAATACAGATTTATATGCGGCAAGGTGGAGGCTCTGGCTTTAATTGAGCGGGAAATACTAGACCTCACGCAAAAACTCGTAGACGAGTAGTTGCAAAACTAAAAAGTTTCATATAGTTTTTTCTTACGAGGACAATCCTCGCAAGGACTGCGGGCCTTACCCGTTGCAAGGTGAGAAAATGTATTCTGCTGAAATAAAAGATTTAGATTTTGAGAGACTGAAAAAGTCCGAAACATTCCCCAACCCCACTGGTTATAAATTATTAATTGCCATGCCAGCCTTGGAAGAAAAAACCGAGGGCGGTATTTTTATTCCTGATGCCATGAAGGAAGCCGAAAGCACAGCATCGGTTGTTGGCTTGGTCGTACTAATGGGTGACATGGCGTATCAAGACGAAGACAAATTTCCAACTGGCCCATACTGCAAAGAGGGCGAGTGGGTAATATTCCGCTCTTACTCTGGCACAAGATTTAAAGTAGAGGGGCAGGAGTTTCGTCTAATTAATGATGACACTGTTGAGGCAGTTGTCAAAGACCCACGGGGAGTTAAACGAGTATGAGCGAGACAGCACAAGAAGATATTGTAGACATCAATACGGAACCACAGGTTATTGAAACTGCCACAGAGGACATGGAGATAGAAATTGTTGACGACCGTCCTATTGAAGACCGCGTCCCACCACGCGATGACGCAGTTCAAGAAAATAGCGGCGAGGCTTTGGCCGAAGACGTTGAAGGCGATGAAGACAGTGAAGCATCGGGTTACTCAGACCGTGTTCAAAAAAGAATCAAAAAATTAAAATACGAGTTTCACGAAGAGCGCCGCGCCAAAGAGCAGGCGGACAGAGAGCGCCTTGAGGCTGTTGAGTTTGCCCAAAGGGTATATCAAGAAAACCAAAATCTAAGAAACACGCTTGCAGAGGGCGAGGGCGTTTTGTTGGAGCAAACAAAGGGCCGCGCAGAAGCAGATGTTGCAAGAGCAAAAAAAGAGTACAAGGATGCGTTTGAAAGCGGCGACCCTGATGCGATAACCGAGGCACAGATGAGCCTCACAAACGCGCAGGCGGCTCAAATACAGGCAGACCAATATCAGCCCGTATATAAAAATATTCCACAGCCTGCACAAAATACAGTGCCGCAAAAAAAAGTTCAGACCCCTGTTCACAAACCAACAAGTTTGGATATAGACTGGGCAGAACGGAACCCTTGGTTTAATCGTGACAGTGTTATGACGGGTTTTGCACTAGGTGTGCATGAAGAACTGGTTAAAACTGGCACAAGTCCATTGGAGACACCTGAAAAGTATTACCGCGAATTAGATGCGGAAATGCAAAAAAGGTTTCCAGACAAGTTTGGTAGCGGAAGCACAGAGGAAGCACCCCGCAATCAAGCTGGCAACGTGGTAGCCCCCGCAAAGCGGAGTGCAAATTCATCACGCAAGGTGCAACTAACCTCTACACAAGTCGCTCTCGCCAAGCGAATAGGGATTACCCCTGAACAATATGCGGCGCAGATGTTAAAATTGGAGCAAGGTAATGGCTGACAGAGAACCACGCGCAACAAAGACACGAGAAAAGACAGAGCGGAAGACAACTTGGAAAAGACCTTCGGCACTACCCGACCCCGACCAACAAGCTGGGGTTGAGTATCGTTGGATACGCACAAGCACGCTTGGAGCGGCAGACAACAAAAATGTTTCTTCTCGATTCCGTGAGGGCTGGGAGCCTGTTCTTGCATCTGAGCATCCTGAAATGCATGTTATGCCCGATGTGGATAGCAAGTTTGATGGAAATGTAGAGGTTGGTGGATTGTTACTTTGCAAGACTTCAACCGAAAATGTCAAAGCAAGAAGAGAGTATTTTGCTGACCAAAACGCCAAAGCAATGGAAGCGGTTGACAATAACTATCTTCGGGACTCAGACCCGCGTATGCCCCTGCTAAGACCAGAAAAAACCACGCGCACAACATAGTAGCGGGCTTGCAAAAGCCCTTGGTTAAATTTGGATAAGGAGAAGAAAGATGTCAGCAAGTGCGGCACCTTTTGGATTGCGACCAGTCGGACGCCTAGACGCAGGCTCTCTTGAGGTTATGCGTCAGTATCCTATTGCCTCCGGTTACGGCACTGCTATTGCGGCAGGTGATGTTGTACAGCTTGTAGACGGTGGCACGGCTACAACGATTGAAAAGCAATCAGCTACTGGCGATGATTCGACAGAAATCGACATCGTTGGTATTTTTATGGGTGTGTCTTATACAGACCCAAACACAAACCAAAAAACATTCAGCACGCTATATCCCGCAAGCACCACTGCTTCGGATATTATGGCTTATGTTGTTGACGACCCAAACACTCTGTTTGAAATTCAAGCAGATGGTGCGCCAACAAATGCTGGTGATATTTATGGTAAAAATACGCTGTTGGTTCAAACAGCCCCAAACACTTCTTTGAAAGTGTCGCGGGTTGCTTTGGATATTAGTGAACTCAGCACAGACGCTCAAAACCCAATCCGTGTAATTGATTACAAGGGTGGCAATGAGGGTGATGAAAAAGGAACTTCGTTCCCGATTCTGGTGTGCAAGTTTAACTATCATCAGCACTCATCAGCCACTGGCTCGGCGTAGGGGATTTAAGTTATGGCTATTGCAAGACCACAGTTACTTAAAGAACTTCTGCCCGGACTCAACGCTCTCTTTGGGCTTGAGTATGAGAAGTATGAAAACGAACACACAGAGATTTACGAGACAGAATCCTCAGAGCGTAGCTTTGAAGAAGAAGTCAAACTCTCTGGGTTTGGGGCCGCTCCGGTAAAACCGGAAGGTTCTTCGATTTCATTCGATACAGCGCAGGAGTCGTTCACGGCCCGTTACAACCACGAAACAGTGGCAATGGGCTTTTCAATTACAGAGGAAGCAGTAGAGGACAATCTGTATGACAGCTTGTCTGCACGCTACACCAAGTCTTTGGCTCGCGGTATGGCATATACCAAGCAAACCAAAGCGGCGGCGTTGTTGAATACTGGCTTTGACACCTTCACATCAGGTGATGGCGTTACTCTGTTTAACACTGCTCACCCAACTGTAGCAGGGGGTAGCAACCGCAACCGCCTGTCAACAAACGCAGACCTTAACGAGACATCTCTTGAACAAATGGTAATTGATATTGCCGCTTTTGTTGACGAGCGAGGTCTTCTTATTGCGGCCCGCCCGCGTAAGATGATTGTCCCGCCTGCTCTGATGTTTGTTGCAACAAGGTTGTTGCAGTCGGAAATGCGTACAGGCACCGCTGATAATGATATCAATGCCTTGGTAAACAACGGGTCAATCCCAGAAGGCTTCCGTGTTAATCACTATCTGACTGACACAGATGCTTTCTTCCTGACCACGGATGTACCAAACGGTATGAAGCATTTTGAGCGTACGCCAATGACAACTCAAATGGACGGTGACTTTGACACTGGTAATGTTCGCTACAAAGCACGCGAGCGTTACAGCTTTGGAGTCTCTGACCCACTGGGTATGTTCGGTTCGCCCGGAGCATAAAAAGTTTCACATAACTTTTCTGGGGGTGGCTGTTGCCGCCCCCTTTTTTATGCGGTATGATTTTTTATTCCTGACAGTTACATGGTGTAGCTGACACTAGCCACGACAGGAGATAGACATGGCTAATACAACTTTTACAGGGCCAGTGCGCTCTGAAGGTGGTTTTACATCAATTAGTAAAAACGCAACCACTGGTGCGGCTACAACGCTTTCAAGCATTAGCTCCACTGGTGTCTCATCTTTTGATGCAAACACTCTCGCAACCGAAGCCGGAACAGGTATTACAGGCGGAACAGGCACGATTTATCGTAGCTCTGTACAGCGCGTAGGTGGGATTATTACCACCCGTATTCTTATCGACCTGACGGGCTTGCGCTCAACTGCGAGCGGCGACATCATCGGTGTAAATGGAACCTCCAATGTATGTCACCTTGGTCAGATTACAGCCGCTCAAAACGGTACAATCCTGACAGGTAGCATGGAGTGCTTTGAAGCGCCCACAGGGGGTGACCCAGACATCAACGTACACTCGGCAACAGAAAGCACGGGCGTTGAAGATGGTGCTATTTCCAGCTTGACAGAAACTCTTTTGGTAAACGCAGGCGATGCCACCCTCGGTAGCAAAGTGTACTTTGCGGCAGTGCCAGCGGCTGACGAGTTTTTGTATCTCACGTTAGGTGATACGACTGACGCCGATTACACTGCTGGTAAACTCTTTATTGAATTGATGGGTTACGAAGCCTAGTAACGAGAGGGGGTAATGCCCCCTCTCTTTTTCAAAGGAGTTCAGCATGGCACACACAGATGTATTTGCAGTAAACAAAACAGCAGATGCTACGGTATTTGCTAGTCGTGCGCGAGTGCGTCAAATTCAGGTAAAGACTGAGGGTTCAGGTAGCCCAAAAGTTGTACTCAAAGACGGGGGCGCATCAGGCACTGCTCTGATTACCCTTGAATTTGGGACAGGCAGTACATTCTCAGTAAACATCCCAGACAATGGAATTTTGTTTGAGACTGATGTCTACTTGGATTTGACGGCGTGTTCTAGTGTAACAGTGTTTCTTTCATAGGTGATTTAATGGGAAAAAAGTCAAAAGATATACTCGGAACCATATCCCCTCTTTACGGAGCAGTTTCCGGTCATGGGCTTTTCGGTAAGGTTACCGAACAGGGGCCGGGTCTGGTAGGTTTGCTAGGCAGTCTTCGCGATAAGAAAAAAGACGAGGAAAAAGAAGCGACTGCCTCTGGGATGATGACGCCCAACATGAAAGCGGCACAAGATGTAAAGAGGATGGCGGCTGGTGGCAGAGCAAGAAAGCGCTCGATTGACGGCATTGCTACTAAGGGGAAAACCCGCGCTATTTATTAATGGCTAAAAGCAAATACCCCGGCGTTACGAGAACACCAAGCGGCGGCATTAAATACCGAGGCACAACTTTCGCTGGGTTTAATAAACCTAAGAGGTCAAACCGTGCTGGCAAAAAGGGCATGGTGTTAGCTAAAGAGGGTGAGAAGATTAAGCTCATCCACTATGGCGATAGCTCTATGGGCCACAACTATTCTGCGGCGGCACGCAAAAGCTTTAAGTCGCGGCACGGGAAGAATATAGCCAAGGGTAAAATGTCTGCGGCTTATTGGGCAAACAAAGAGTTGTGGTCGAAGGGTGGTTCCAAGAAATCTCCGCCTAAATCACAGAAGCACAAAAAACTTGGTAGGAAAAAAACATGAAGGTTGGAAGAAGTATTGGCTGTCCAAAGAAGCCTATCGCCATGAACGGGGGCGGACGTACAGGCACAAAGAAATCTAAATCTAGAGTAAACGAGGCAGGAAACTACACAAAGCCTGCCATGAGAAAACGGATATTTAATCGCATCAAAGCTGGCGGTAAGGGCGGGCGTCCGGGTCAGTGGAGCGCCAGAAAAGCTCAAATGCTTGCATCTGCTTATAAAAAAGCAGGGGGCGGCTACAAGAGTTAGGCAATGATATGGAACCTATCACCACTGCATTAACTGGCATCGCATTAGTGCAGAAGTCTGTTGATTTTATCAAGCAGAACATCTCTACAGCCAACGACATCAAAGACATAGCTGGCGCTCTGGATGGTTTGTTTGCGGGCGAAAAGCAAGTACAGCAAGAACGATATGGAAATAAGTCGGTGCTTGGTCAAACCAAGGACGCCGCGCACAGCGTTATTGATGCAAAACTTGCAAAAGAGCAAATGGACGAGATGAGACAACTCATCAATGCCCGCTTTGGCCACGGCACCTTTCAGCAGATTATTGCAGAGCGCAACAAACAAATTCGCGAAGAAAAAGAACGCATTGCCGAAGCCAAGCGTATAGCGGCAAAAAAGAAAAAAGAACTGCAAGATATGCTATTAATGTTTGGCATAGCTGGGGGCGTTGCACTTATCTTTGTGTTAGCGGTCGTGGGGTTTGTAACCCTTAGTTAAAAGTTATAGGTGTAACTTTATGGAACAAACGATAGAAGAATTTCACGGAACAAAGAACATCACGGTAGGTGGTGGTTCCAGTGATATTGAGGCGGGCATAGAGTTTATATATCATATGCGGGAGCATATCGTAGACATTGGAATGGCCACTGTTTATGGCTTAGTAGTTTACGCAATAGTTTTATGGATAACTAAAAAAATTAACGGGTAGTTGCAGGATGGCAAAGTCAAAGTCACAAAAGAGTTTAGATAGCTGGACAAAGCAAGAGTGGCGGACAAAGTCAGGCAAGCCCAGCACTCAAGGGTCAAAAGCAACGGGCGAAAGATATTTGCCTAGCGCGGCCATCGTTAATATGTCAGCGAAAGAATACGCGGCTACGACCAGAAAGAAACGCGCAGACACTAAAAAGGGCAAGCAACACTCTAAACAACCCAAAAGAGTAGCTAAGAAGACGCGAGCATACAGGAAAAAATCCTAATGCGCGGAAAGAATAGAAGGATACCAAGGAAGAAGGGACAGCCCGCAAGGTCAAAAAAACACAGTGACCTGTATACGGATGAAAACCCACGCGGTACAATACATGGGCTAAAGTTTGCAACTGTTAAAGACGCAGAGGCAAGCGTGCGAAAAATCAAAGGCAGTGGCCGCACTCATGCCCACAAGATACAAGCGGCCATAGCTATGGAGCAGAGGGCAAAGGCGGCAAAAAAGACTGGGCCAAGCGCCGTGTATAGAAAGTATATAAATTCTATGAAAAAGAAAACGGGGTAAGCAATGGCTGTTGTAACACCAGATTTGCCGGAGATATTTGAGGAGGCGTTTGAAAGGGCGGGCCAAGAGTTACGCTCTGGTTATGACCTAAAAACAATCAGGCGTAGCTTTAATCTGCTAACCTTGGAGTGGCAAAATCGTGGACTCAATTTATGGACTATTGCAAGTGGCACAGAAACTCTTAGTGAGGGTAGCCAAACGTATACTCTACCAGCAGACACTGTTGACCTTTTGGAACACCAGTTACGAACAGGTAGTGGCACTAACCAAAAAGATACAAACTTGGAGCGCATCAGCGTATCAACGTACGCTCAACAAAATCAAAAAAACCTTCGGGGGCGACCCACCCAAATCTTCGTAGAAAGATTGGCGGGGTCAACGAAGGTAACGCTGTGGCCCGTGCCAGATGGCTCGGAAACATACACCTTGTTCTATTACAGGCTTGTGGGTACAGACGGGTTAGAAAGTGGCGTGTCTGGGGCCGCTTCAAACTTTATACCGCCAAGGTGGGTTCCGTGCTTAGTTGCAGGGCTTGCTTATCAAATATCAATGAAGAAAATAGGAAGCGAGCAACGCGCGGCGGCATTGAAGGAAGAGTACGAGTTCCAGTATCAGCTAGCGGCAGGCGAAGATGCAGACAGGGTGTCGATAAGGTTTGTTCCATTTAACTCTGCTTTTGTGGAGGGCTAGATGTACGCGAGGGGTAGTAAAGCTTTTGGATACTGTGACAGAACAGGCTTCCGTTATCCGCTAAAAGACTTGGTTGCAGAAGTGCAGAACGGCGTTCGCACTGGATTGCTTGTTGGCAAAGATGTCTTAGACGGCGACCATCCACAAAACTTTGTAGGAAGACTTAGAGTGTCAGACCCGCAATCTTTGCGCGACCCTAGACCTGACAATAGCGTGGACTCTGCATTTGGTCACAGCCCTGTTGGTGGGTTGTTTACAGACCTAACAGCAAAGGCTGGAGAAGTCACAATTAAAATTACATAGGGGGTTACGCTGTAGCCCTGTCAGCATTAAAGTAGTTACATATAACTTTTGGAGATTGTTATGGCTAAAGAAAGACCGGGAATGGCGGCAGGCATCGTCAAGAAAAACATAAAAAATAAAATAATGAAAAAGCTGGGCTTGGCGGGTGACCCTAAGAAAAAAGCGTCAAGGGCTAAGTTTGAAAAAGAACGAAAGGCAAAGGCGGGGTTTTTTGGTAGTAGGCGGGGCGGGACAAGTCGTGACCCAAGCCAGCTTGCCAGCGCCAGAAAATATAAAATTAAATCAGGCGATACTCTTAGTCAGATAGCTAGAAACTATGGTGTCTCATTAAAAGCTTTGCAAAAAGCAAACAATATTGATGACGCAAATAAAATTAGAGCGGGTCGCACTCTTACAGTTCCGGGCGGTCTAAAGCCAAAGGCTACAAATGTCTACAAAGGCACAGACACCAAGAAAATAGCCATGCCGAGTAGCACGCCAGCAAAGGTTGCGGCGCAGAAAAAACGAAACGTCAAAATTGACGCGGAAGAAAAAGCAAAAAACAAAGCAAGAATTGCAGGAAGAAAGAGGCCAATGAAAAGACCAACTGTTAAGAAGATGGCAACAGGAGGGGTGGCTCGTGGTATGGGTGCCGCAACTAAAGGCGGTAAATTTACTAGAAGTGGATAGGGATGTGTAATGCAAAGACTTAAAAAATCTATAGATAGAAAAGGTCTTAGAAAAAGTCTGGAAGACCGTGGATTCAAAGTTGGTGGTTCAAGAAGGAGAGAAACAATGCGTAAAAAAGTAGCAAAGAAACCCACAAAGAGGTCTAAGGGCATGGCCGCTGGTGGCCGCTCAAGGATAAAATCCAAAGGCATGGCCGCTGGTGGGCGCTCAAGAATGAAGTCCAAGGGCATGCGTGCTGGTGGAATGTCTAGAATAAAATCCAAAGGTATGCGTGCTGGCGGAATGTCTAGAATGAAGTCCAAGGGCATGAAGGCTGGCGGCGCAACAGCCAAGACCATGACATTGGCCCAGCTTCGTGCCGCCGCAAAAGTAAAAGGTTACAAGCTAACTAAAGCATAATGCCTTATCTTCAAAGCAATATCCCGCACTTTAAGTGCTGGGTGCGCCGCGAATATACACACAACCATGAGGGTTATCATGGAGAGTTTCTCCATGCTATGGCAGTTGCAGTCACAACAATGCCCTGCCGTAGTCTTAGCTTTCAAGTGATATTCACGGGCATTTCACCAGAGGGCGAACCAGAAGACACTGTTCATGGCGGAGCAATGTGGGCGCGTATGCCTATAACTGCACTGATGGCAGACATTGCAGTCGATGATTGGCCGGAGCCTATGGACACACACGATGCACAGCCTTGGGATTGCTCTTCTCACAATCATGCTGTTTACGTTATAGACAGGGCAACGCCCTGCCCTTGGCTTGCCAAAATAGATGGCGAGATGTTCCCAGCCAAATATCTCTTCACGGTAGACTATACGGAAAGCGAGATAGCTGATGACCCCGCACAGCACAAGCAGAGCCATGTCATGTATCTACTGGATGCAGGCGAGTGGACGGGCAATATTGTAGCTCTTCCCAACAATCGTGTGAGGGTTACGCACCCCGCATGGTTTGAAACAGGGCAGGGAGCGCCTGACTTTAAACCGTCTGCACATATACATTACAGCAAAAGTGATTTAGACTACACTTTGGATGTTAATAGAGTTTTTGACAATCTGTACGCCGAGGATGACTGATGGCCTACACATTCACAACGCTGAAGCAAGCTATTCAGGACTATAGTGAAAACACGGAAACAACTTTCGTAAATAATCTGTCGCGCTTTATCACGCAGGCA